GGCAGCTAATGCTCCAAGTGCCAATGGTGTTCCCTGAATAGAAATTAATAAATGTATATCTCCTCTAAATGATCTAAAAGTATTGCCTATGTTTTGTAAAACGTGATTAGCTGCAAAATAGTCCCCTGGTAAACGTAAAGTCAGCAAATTTTGACCTACTGTGTTGGATGGTGTAACCTGAAAAGATTTTATATAAAAAGGTTTCTTCAACGTATTTATGTAAGAATAATCTACTTCATGTATGTCGCTAACATCAGTAACTGATGGTATATTTTCGACAGTTAGATTATTCTGTGCTGTATAAGCTGATCCCATCTGAGAAACTATGGGGTTAATAGAAGTCGTTTGAAATAAACTCCTATCCGTTGTTATATTTGAGGAGACTTGTTTTTGTTCTCCTGTAAGGTCGATACTTTTAATAGTATCTATAAGATTATTCGTATCATTTATATCCATAATTGAGTATATCCTCCGATTGTGAAAATTTGTTTTAGTGGTTATCTAACACTACATTTTTGACCCAATAATGGTCCGTGGTGTGTCACGAGTCCTATTGTTTTTGAAATGCAACCTAGGGAGTTGCATCGGGCTTATATAAAGCCTAATTGTATTCAAAGTCCATCTGACCATTGTATAAATAATATTGCTCCAATGAAACAAAATCTATTAAATCTATTTTTAGTCGTTTTTGCTGAATAGCATTTTCTAATTTTTCATAAATATTATTAAAATAGTCCTCTCCCCAAAAATATGCGTATCTTAAAGCAGTCTGGCAAATCATCTCTGTTGATCTTAAATCGTGATCTCTTTGCCAAGAAACCATCTCTTGGATGACTTCTTTATCTAGACCTGCTTGATACTGTCCTGTAGTCTTATTATAAACGAAATGGGATTTTAAATAAAAACACTCTTGTAATCTTCTATATGGTTTTAATTCACTCTCCTTGTTAGAGGATGTGTACTCTATACCATGATAGGACATAAACTTCTTAAGCTCTAAAGCATCCCAATGCTCAGCGACTATATTATTAAATCCCACAATGTGATCATCTCCATGAGCGAATATTTTAACATTCTCTCTAAAAAACTTAACATTGTGAAATTGTTCTGGAAGGACTCTTAACATAGACATAACAACATACATTCTATTTACAAAACTATTAAAAGAAGTGGTCAATC